AGAGCAAATCAATTTCCATCTTATCTATCTTAACAAAATCTTATCTATCTTAACATTTTATGGCACAAATCCTGTGGGAACGGCCCCGGGCACAGAGACATGCTCGTTAAACTCCTTGAGCGTCTTGCAGCCTCGCCAACCCTTATAGCTCAGGAATGCTCTCATGGCTTCACCGCTTTCGGCGGCTGTCGAGGGGAGGGTCTCACCGTCGGCCCTCACACTGATGCGTCCACACCAGTTAGTGTCGCGAGGACCAAGGTGAAGAACCTTGAACGGTAGCCGCTCTTTCTTGTTATCCGGCCACCTGGCTTGAAACGCACCGTCCCCTCCACCAGCGTGAGTAAAGGTCACGTCGTACCAGGGAAGCTGACCCAGGTGCGGATCCGTCGCCTCGAAGAGCTGGAAGTAGCCGGCAAACACGCCGTCCCACGTGTCGTGTGCTCGAGACCAGTCGAAATCAGGTGTCCAGAGTCGTGGGTCGTCCAACAAGAGTCGGTTAGGACCATAGAGCGTGTCTCCCCGCAGCCTGCCTGACTGTATCAGCTGCCACACTGGCATGTCATCGGGAAACAGGGTGTCGGCGTCCCACACCACTATCCAGCCGTGACGACCGAGCACGTCAAAACCCTCCTCCATCGCCAAGCCCTTATTGAACTTGGCTCCATAGCGATAGAAAGCATCTGTCTGATGCAGTCGCACGTTATACCGAGAGGCTGTGTCCTGCACCAGGGCTCGAGTGCGCTCATCAGCCAGACTCGTCACGACTACACACTCATCCATGAATCGCATGTTCTGCTCAAGCGTGATCTTGAGCAGATCGTCGTAATCAACGCAGATGACGATGCCGCGAATCATAGCTTCTCCCCGAGCGCGTAGATGAACTGCTCACGCTCGACGACTCGTCGTGTACTTGACTGGAGCACTGACAGTCCGCTACGGGCCATCAGGTCAGTCAGTGTAACCTCATTGAAGAACCACTGGTGGTCCGGGTTGACGGGATCTTGGTCGTCCGGCACAAGGATGATGATCTTACCGTGCGGCTGTAGCATGCTCACGGCCCGGTCTAGCGCGGCCGGGGCGTCATAGAAGTGCTCGAGCGAGTGCATCATCATGATGAGCTCGAAGTGATAGGTCGACCTGAATTCCATGAAGTCTGTCGTCGAGATAGCTACCTGGTAGCGATCACGAAGCCATATCGTCGCCTCGTAGCTGTGGTCAAGGCCCACGTAGTCGTAGCCGAGCCCACGAACCCACTCGACGTAGGGGCTGATGCCGCATCCGATCTCAAGGCAGGTCCCTCGACCCCGTATTTGATCCTCAAGCCCTGGCAGTCCATCAAGCAGCTCTCTCACGTAGACCTCGACCTGGGCGACCTCCTCGCCGTTCAGGGAGCCTATCATGCGATAGTACTCGAGCCCCTTGGGCTGGCTCTCGAGCGCTCGGCGGTGTCCCTCACACTTGTACTGAGACCGGGTTACGCCAGAGACGACGTCGAGCTCATTGTTACAACCACACGCGTACCTCACTTAAGCCTCCTTGCAGTATCTGCGTCAGATGGGATCCCGGACTTATAGATGTACCATGAAGGTATCACCTCATCCGTGACATACACCACAGCCTCGTACGCTGTACAAAAATCATCCACAGCGCGTATGACGTCAGGATGAGTGTCGTCATAGTCATGGCCAGCAAGAATGCCACGATCAGCGATATACCGCCACCATTCGCACATGTCGCTCGTGACATTCTCATAATCATGACTCGCGTCCACATAAACGAAGTCGAGGTCTTGGCTGAGTGAGGCTCGTAGCTCAGCGGCGACCTTCAGGGACTGCCCAGTAATGAGCCTCGCTCTTGTGTTATACCTCGCATATACACCGGCGGCCACGACCATGTCGGCCTCGCGAGTTCCTACCATATCAGGGTAGGGATAGAAGTTGTCTACACCGTAGTAGTCGTTACCGTACCACCGATCGAGGAACACCTGCGAGAACGCCCCGCGATCAACACCAACCTCGACGGCCGGGCCGTATAGGCAGCGCCAGTTGAGGAGGAGCGGAAAGTCGATCCGCAGGTGTATCTCGTGTGACTTGATAGCCTTCACAGTCCACCGTTCTGTATGTAGTCAGTGCCTCGAACTAGAGCCCCAGCCTTCATCTGGTCTGTGCTGGTGACAAGCTGCACGAGACGGTTCTTGTCCTTTGGCTTGTAGATATCTCGATGAGTCTCGCTTACCTGCTCAGTGGTTCCGCCGATGGCGAGCTCCCCATACCCCTTGAGTGGAAACGAACACGCATGACAGTGCCACCTAACTTGATGGTCAAAGACTTCCATCGATGCTCGCCACCAATCTGGTACAATCGCCACACCTGTATCAGGATACGCTTCCTCATGTTGATGGAGCATGCTCTGTGCCCCAGCGATCTCGCAAAACCATCCTCGTAGTTGACCACGGAATACTCCAATCATAGCAGACCAGTGTTGATTGACGTCACACCTGCCTATCATATCAAGACACTGCTGCTCAGTAAACTCAAGGTCCTGCATAGCTACATAGACCGGCGAATGACGAGCATCTCCTACGCGGTGATTCGGTAGTCCTGCCGCCTCTGGCCACGCCGGGTCGAGGCCCTTCAGGAAATCAACGCTCTCTGGCCAGTCTCGACAGAACTCATCGTAGGCCTCACGATCCAGATGAACGTTCAGGTTCGAGTGCCACGGACAGAACGTGCTACGCATCGAGAGCCCGTTCCCCTTGGGATGATTGCACCAGAGGCCTCGCTGCTCGAAAGGCACAGAGTCTCGTAGTACTGCACACAGAGTCTTGAACTCAGGATGCAGGGCCGGATTACCTCCGAAGACTCCATAGACGCCGAAGTAGCCCTTGAGAGAGTCTACGGCGTTGGCGAACTGCTGCACGGTGATCATGCCGGGCTTGCCGCGAAGATTTGAGCCCTGCGTGCAACCAAAGCACGCCTTATCGCAGGCCCTGGTGACCCAGAGCTGGAGAATGCCGCCGCGCCACCCGCACGACGGGCGAACCTGACTAGGAGCAACCATAGTAGACGGAAGTGGCAGATCTTTACTGAGCATACTCTTCTCCTTGTGTCTTCATCGAGAACAGCTTCACGTCACAACCAGGAGTCCTACAGGACCAGGGATCATGATCCTGTAGAGGCCCTCCGCACATCTTGCATCGTGACGACCTCTCACCTACGAGAGCCGATAGGGCGATTACTACTGCTACTATCCAGGCTGTGATCTTTAGTTCTATGTTCATGATGAGTATTATATCATGTACCCACGCTAAGTACACCTAGTAGCATCGCTCGCTAGTAGGACACACCACGATTCCACCAGATAGTTGGGCGATACGTTCAGCAAGCCCGGGATCTGATTCTACGAACATGGGAGGCTTGATGGCGTGTCCCCTCTGTGAGAACCTCTTGAAGGCGTCAGACTTGAACTTAGCCACGTCAGCCTGGGCCCGCTGCTGGTTATTGTGCCACGGTCCCATGACCAGTTCTTGCACGTTGAACCCGTTCTGGGCGAACCAGTCCCTGGTCTGCCTCTCGTACTTCATGAGGCGAGCTGTTACCACCGTGATGGGCACCTTGCGCACGTAGAACTTAGGCGTGGCCTCGGCCAGGAACTTCGCGTAGTTGGCCCCATCGTCATCTGACCCGGGAGGACAATCATAGCAGAGCACCCCGTCCATGTCAAAGGCGCAGTGCGGAGTCATCACCGAGTTGAACAGGTTCCACTCGAGCACGTGCGGCCAGGGAAGATCCCTGACCCATATATCCGGCTTCACGTTGGCGTTCGGGTTAACATAGACTGCGGCCGACAGGGCCGTCGGATACGTCTCACGAATTCTCGGCAACACGGCCTTCAAGGAATTGCCAGTCATAACTGTGTCGTCGATGACTACTACTGGGCCGGTATCCTGCACGTGACCAGTCAGTCGCCAGCCTCGTCCCAGGTCAGTGATCACCCCAGTGTGCTGATCTACTGAGCTGATCGGTCGATGCATCAGCATTGCTACGTCATTGGCCACCGACAAGCCCGATCTAGCTATTCCTATGATCCTAGAGGTCGACACCGGCAATGCTGACACGAGCGACTGAGTATCACGACCTCTCTGTCCTAGTGACACGTACGGTGGCTTAGATCCGTTCGTATGGTCGAACGGAAACATTCTGTTAAGAGCATCCCTACGCTCACTACACCCTCCGCATGGCTGGACCAGGCCACCCGTGGCCCATCCGATGGCGTTAGCGACGAAGTCACCAAGCCCATTATTGACGCAGAACGAGGGTGGCTCGAGAATGGGCTCGGCTGGTGCAGTAGCCCCGAGCTGACCTCGCTCCCAGGCGATCCAGAACTTACGCCCGCAGTCTGTGCCGTGGGCTAGGCCCTTGCACAGGCGAAATTCATTCTCAGCCTTGAACATCTTATGCCGCGGACAATTACCTGGACCGGTACACGCACAGTTTGGATTCATGCTTCTGTTATCACCCAAGTAAAAGTACCCGCTCCACTGATCCCCGCACCACAACAAGCTAAGCCGCCGGCGATGACTCCAGTTCCGGCAAGCCGAAACGGGTAACACGATTTCGACGTCACGACTACGCTCGACAGGATGCAAGGAGGGGCATTGATCGTCACTGTGTCGCAGGGCATCGTAACATCTACCTCGTGCCCACACCATAGCGTCGGATGCTGACCATACCAGTAATTGTTGACCTGATCATAAACGATGGGCAGTGTGAACGTAGCACAAGCACAAGGCGCTGTCGCGACCTGTGAATAGCTGAGCTGTCGAGGTATCGGAGAATTACAGCAACTCGATTGGATAGCTTCGCATGCTTGACACGCTCCGGCCGAGAACTGGACATTAGCTACCCCGCCGTGCCCATCGGCTATATCAACGAGCCAGTTAGCCTTAGGAAACGGGCACGGGTTAGTTGGATCATTAGCGGAGATCGGAACTATTGCTGGGGTACCAGAGAACACTAGCCCTGCTATTGATACTAGTTGTAACGCGCAACCACCAGTGACGGGATCTCGTACCAATGCCACGACGGTGCCATACGAACCTACTGAGGTAGTCCACTCCGTACCGATTAAGATAGCTTGGGCGGCATAAGTTATTCCACCGGAGTAGAGCACTGTTATGCAGGCCGTCGTCGCCACGCATCCACAACCTACGCACAAGTTCTTGATCGGATCGTTATCAGGTTGAACTATTCCACCGATCTCACAGGGCTGTCTACGCGTGATCGGGGTTAATGCTTGAACTGAGGCGTAGATGTCTGTAGCTGATACTCGAATTATAATGGCGCCACAGTCCGCGTCTGATACTACCCACTCTATCGGCTGAGAATCCCACCACATCGTAGTGCAGAAACCAGCCGCTCGTTGAGCAGCGTCTATGAGCAGTCCATCATACGGCCCATAGCCCGTCATGCCTAGCGCCACAGACTGTAACGCGAATAGACAATATCCAGATGTGACATTGAACAAGAGCTTCAGATCAATGATCTTCCCATTGAGTCCAATCGAACCTATGTAAGCGAGTTCCGGATGTGTCTTGACGTTAATGCAGTTATGACCACCCCATCGAATAGTAGTACTCTGAATCTCACCTGTAGCTACACACGTAGCAGAGACGCATATAGCTACTGGAATGCACGCACAACAATGTGTTTGTATCTGGTTGACGTAGAGACGCGCCGCTGGGTCTCTATACGTCATAGATGCATCGGTTGGAAATACCGTACACCCGCCACAGCAGCAGTTCTTTGAGCCCTTAGCCGTCATGTGATACACGAGTTAAGCTGGCAACAGAGCGAGAACACTTCCCACTGTGGAGCAATAGGATATGAGGTATTTGATACCGGCTGCATGTATCTGGCCCAGCCCTCAAGATTGAACAAGGAATCAGCAGGCTCGTTGAAATAGCAACCACTAGGGTCATGTATCTCGATTACTGTACATCCAAGAAGTGTCTCCGGAAGATCACACAATTGACACCCGTTAGGTGTAGCTATGATGACCCCTAGGGCAGTCTGTGTAATGGAATCTGAACTAGCTATATAGAATCGAGCGGTATCACAGACTCCACTAGCGGCAGCAGACTTCGCTATGACTCCTACCTTACCGGTACCGACCTCAGGCCTCGTCAAGGTCTGCATCATCGACCCACCAGAGGTCAATTGATTGGATCCATCCGTAGTGACACCCGTGAGAAATCCTACCGATAGATCAGAGGATATCACTGTGATAGGCTCGTAGGGTGTTATGAGCTTTATCCATCCCATGCCGCCGGCGAATAGAGGGTAGTCCTCGTTCCCGGCATAAAGCTTAGCAGCTGACGTGGCCTTACGAGTCCTGAAGTAGAAACCTGCTCCAGCATTCGTAGCATTATAAACCTCGACCACGCTAAACTCATCAGCCGCATCATCCGACACACACGGCCACCAGAGCTCACGCTGGCGAGTTATCTCAGGATGCTGCACATGGCCGAACGGCTCCTCTGAGAAGCGTGCGCCTACGGCCACGCCGCGACTCTTAGCGAAATCAAGGGCCGCGTTATAGGACGGGAGATGCAGCTGTTGGTCGCTCTCGCGAGCCAACTGTATAGCGGCACGAGAGCTGTTCATGGAGGGTTAGGCTGATACGGGGACTGGGGCGGCATGATCTGACTGAAGTCTACAGGCAGGAAGTTCTTCTTTATCGTGCTAGTGCCACGGTATACTATCTGGCCGTAGCCGCCGAAGGCCTGGCGCCAGTAGTAGTTAGCGCCCCACGGGTAGTAGCTGAACCGCTTAGTGATGTCGAACTGCCTATCACCGACAGAGTTATACTTGAGCCTGAGCACCGGCGACTGGTACACTAGTGTCTCGGCGTCGAACGTCTTACCAAGCAGACCGCTTGTGAATGGGGCATTGTTACAGCCGCCGACGAAATCAAAGAGCGCATCTGGTAGCGGTGGGTTCACGAACATCTCTGATCTGACGATGTTCAGGCTACGACGCATCCAGACCGGGGCCTCGTCCTCCGTCAGCAGCGTGGCGTCTCCGTAGACCACGTTGCCGTTTATGTCCTTGACCTCATCCCCGAACTCGTTTATGAGCGGCAGGGCGTCATCCCACGTGTACTGTCGATAGTCCTCACGAATAGCCTCGACGACTGGCTCAAGCTCCTCGGTGACTAGCTCGACACGCTTAGTCGAGTACTTGATCGTGACTAGTGCTGTGCCCGGGTTGACCATCTGTCCGCTAGTAGTTCCAGCATCGTCCCACGGCTCAATCGAAGCCCCGTAGGCCATAGGGGTAAGCGTAGCTGAGCCCTTGGGCCAAAAGCGATGATTGCTGATGATGTCGCTGGCGAGCGCATGGCGACTCGCATAAGCGCAGAACAGCTGCACTGAGGCTGACATGAGACCACGCTCATCATCATACTCCTCGTGCGCTGTACCGAAGCGCTCATAACAAGTCACCGTTGAGTACTCATTAGCCATGCTTTACATTCCCATCCCAGACCCAAGCCTGAACAGCCCGCGATCTTGCCCCATGCGCAGCATCTTGTCCGTCTTACCAGATCTCTTGTCAGGATCAACTGCATCGATCAGCTCGTCGAGCTTACCCTGCTGCTGGTCGTGAAGCTTCTGCATAAGCTGTGACTGCTTATTGGTGGCCTCGGCCTCAGGTGATGCGGCCGCGTCCTCGATCCTACGACGTATCTGATCGAGAGCCTCGAACGGGCTCTTGCCACTACCAGACTTGTCCTTCTTGTCCTTATCACCAGGGAACCTGAACTGATCATCGGCGAGATGCGTGGTCGGGTCCTCGCTAGCGTCCATCGCGTCCTTGAGCTTCTTCTTCCAGGCATCTAACACTTTTTCATCAGTACCTAGGTTAGCAGCGAACTTATCCTTAAACGCATCGAAGGCCTTATCGAAGTCCCCTCCCATTTGCCCAGTCTTAGCCTTGAGATCAGCGATAATCTGATCTAGGTCAGGGGCACCCATACCACCGAAGGCCGCGTCCCATTTAGCACGCATGTCAGCGGCCGCTGCAGCGGCCTTGTCCTTGGCCTCACCGAACTTCTGTCCGATCTTGTCCATGGCGTCGAAGGCCGGCTTCATCGCGGCCTTCACATCGCCAAACAAGTTATCCATTATCGTGAAGCCAAGCATCTTCAAGTAGTCAAAGATTTGCCCGAATACTGTAGAGGCTCCTCCACTGATGCCGCTAAATACGGCCAAGAAAACATCAAGAACCGTCTTTAGATACTCCTTCGTTAGACCTGCAAAAGACTCGACATTGAAACCAAGAAGATCAAATATCATGAGCACTGGGGTCAAGCTGTTCTTTATGACCTCATAGATCCATCCAAAGACTACAACAGTGGCCTGATAGCATTTAGTGAACACCGTGGTAACCACTAAATAGACCTCGTCAAACAACGTTTTTGCCGTAGACGTCAGAAGATAGATCGCTGCTCCAGCCTGAAGCGCGAAGGCTTCGACTATGGTCACGAGCCCTGTGAAGTATAATGAGCCTAGCTCATAGACTGTCTTGAAGAACGTCGTGAAGAAATGATATGCTAGGAATCCGGCCCCGATAGCCACGAATGCCCAATCGACGACCTTCTTACCTATCGTGTCCCACGCCCACGTGGCCGCGGCTACTACGCCGTTCCACATCGACAGGGCGAAGTCTGCTACCGCGCCTAAGGCAGCCTTGACCATCTCCATGCCAGCTAGGGCTAGCTCCCATACCGGCGCCATAGCTGCTTTAGCGTGACCCCACATGGAGGCCAAGAACTCACCCAGCTGCTTGGCCTTCTCCAGGACATAGATCAGTGATTCTACGGCGGCGAGCTTGAGCCCGGCCCACGCAGCCTTCCACGTCACCTCCCAGTCGGTTACAGCGGTGTGCAGGACCGCGAACGCCTTGAGCCCTACGTCAAGCAGCACCTCACCCCACTCCTGAGCCTTCTTCAGGGCATAGTCGAACGCGTCGCCCATCATCTTGCCGTCTGAGCCGATCTGGTCGACGAGGAACTTGACGATCTTACCGACCTTCTCCATGACCGGCACGAGCTTACTGTTGAGCGTCGGGGCTAGCAGGCTGCCGATCGTGGTCCACATGTCCTTGAAGATGTTGTTGAGTCGCTCGATAGAGCCCCAGAGTCCTTCTGCCTGCCTCTTGGCCTCGCCGCCGTACATCTCAGCCAGCTTATCGAGCAGCATGCGCTGAAGCCCGATTATGTCGTCAGCCTTCTCCATCTTCTCGATCATCTGAACCTGCATCGCCGTAAACCGTATGCCCTCATCTACTAGGTCCGCGAGACCTTTACGGGGATCGTCGAGCAACCTTCCAAAATGCTCTGTGGCGCTCGATAACGTGCCGCCGGTGACCGCGGCGAAGTCCATGGCGCCCTTGATGGCGTCCTTGAAGATATCTCCACGCACGTTCTTGAACTGAAGCAGGGCCATCTGGGCCGAGCGTATAGCCTCAGAACCATTCACCGACAGGTTCTTCAGCTGCTCGTTCATCTGCTCGAGCCCACCGGCCGTGAAGCCGGCCACGGCGCCCGTAGCTCGCAGGTTGGCCCCGAGCCTGCGGACCTCCTCAGACTGCTTAATAAACTCCTGCGTCCCGTTCTTGATATTGGCCCACACATCATTGAAGCCGCTCTCGATCTCATAGCAAAGGGAGTCCCACGCACCCTTGACTGCGGAGAGCGATTGAGAGATAGAGGTCCCGACCTTGGCCCATGAGGACGCAGAATCAGTAGCCACACGCTCGACGTCATCACCGAACTCTTCGAACAGACTTGAGCTTTCACCCAGAGCCTTCTCGAGATCGTCGTAGTCGCCGCCTATCTCGATAGTTGAGCTGTCGCCCATCGTGCGTATTCCTCTTCACTCGCGAATTCTATGGTGGACTTGTTGTCCGCGCCCTTCATAGCGCACTCTTGCTGATAACGAGTCATCCTACGAATCGTCTCATAGGTCCATGCTGGATGCGCCTCGAGGAGTCTCTCATAGATCTCCTCTCGCCTCAACTGGGCTGCTCGACTTTTGGGGCCCCGTTCTGATGGGGCGACTCCTTCTTAACGAGACTGATGTTTATGTCAACGAACATCTTAGCGAAGAGATCGATCGTGCCCTTGTCGAGCCTACCCTCGAGGTCAGTGAGCAGCAGACTCGCGTTGTCTAGCGTCAGGGTCGGGTGCTCGCGACGAAGACTCTGGAACAAGAGCTGCGAGATGCCGTTACGATTAACGAGCTCCTTGAAGCCACGGCCCGTCATGAAGTCGAGCTTACTAGCCTCCCTCAAGGCAGCCCCGAGGGTCTCGTCACGGACATCCTGATCGGCTACGCCCTTCAAGGACTCGCGAGCGATGTTGAGGAGACGCGTACGAAGCCAGTTATTGACCTCGTCGATCTGATGATCCTCGAGTGGAGCGATGCGATACTCAACACCTCGAAGCGTGATCGGATGCGCGGCGGCAGAGATCTGCGGCGGCATGTGTTAGACCTTTCAGGACAGAGGACAAAAGATACGTTACGTCTGAGCGACAGGCCACCAGGTGGTGGTGTCAGGAAGCTTGATGTGACCAGCGGAGGCGTCAGAGGTCTTGACGCCGTTGAAGCCAAGATTAACAGTCTGCTGGATGATCTTACCGCTCTCGCGATCGACCTGGATGCTGGACACCTTCTCGACTTGAAACCAGAAAGCCTCATAGAACAAGCTCGTGTCCACGTAGAGGCGAATGGCAAGATCATCACCCTTCTTGAAGCGACTGCGGTCGGTGTTGTTCTCTACGACGCTCAAGGTAGCGTCCATGTTGCCGGCCTTGCGACCCTTCCAGAGGTGATTGACGCCGGTGTCGGCGACGATGGTGCTAGAGTCGACGTACTCCTGGATCTCGTTCATGATCGTCAGCGTGGCCTGCGATACGTCGATCCAGTCAAGCCACGTCACACCATCGGTCGAGTACTGCACCTTTCCGTCCACGATCGGTGGGATAACTGGGGTCGAATTGTCCAGGACGACGGCCCCGCTCACACCCTGCGTGGTCAGGTTCAGGTGCCCGTCGAAATCTGTGGCGATGTTGATCATCTCGCCGCCGCTGAAGTTCCAGACGATGGTGACCTGCTTCGAGTAGGCTACCCCGGCGTACTTGATGCCGTTGCCGCCGGCGTCATTATCCGGCGCGGTGTACCCGACAAAGTTGAAGGCCGCACCAGGCATCACGGTCGGCTGCTTGCCGTACTGCGTGAAGTTACCGTTCCACTCCTCGACACCCTTACGCCGAAAGGGTCCGAAGCTTGTGTTGGACGCCACACCCTTGGCCAGGGCCTGGTCGTCGTTAACCGACCAGACGCGAACCGTGGGAATCCCGTTGATCGTCCCGAACTTGCCGCTGTGAACGCTCATCAGGTGCTCCCGTTCTGCAGAATAAGATCACTCGTAGTAAACCACATCTCTACCTCGCAGGCCCACACTGAGCTGAAGCCTCGTATCCCTCTGTTCTTGTCACCGTCGGTCAAGATCACGCTGCCGTTGGTGAAGTCGTATCTCTTGCAGAAGGTCTTCCCATTCCACTGGAGCGGACCGAGGACGTTCTTCCAATTGGCCATGGCGCAAAATATCGCCCACGTCACCGGTAATATACCTCGAATCACGCTCATGTCACCCGTTGAGATCCACCACTCATAGTTGAACACAAGCTTCGAGGAGCTAGAGGTGCCCTGTAGGTTAGCCTGTGAGGCTGCCGCGACGAGCATGACCTCAGGTACGTCTGTCGTCGAGATCTCGAGCTTGTCAGGTGGAATGAACGAGGGATCACTGAATTTGATGCGGTTACCTTTCTTCACCTGGCTCGTGAAAAAGACACTCTGCTCCATCAGTGCCCACAGAGCATCGTAGACTATCGCCGGAGGAGACTCTTCAGCCATCAGAGAGCCTCCTGTAGTCTCTTCTTGGTGGCCGCGACCATGTCCTTGTTGGTCTGCTGATCAGGCTCAACGAGAATGGGCCGCTTCGGGTTATTGCCCAACCCACTGTGATGTATCTCGGCAAGCTCGGCTACAGACATGTGCGCGGTAGGATGATAGATGGTCGATCTGAAGCTTAGGAAGATAGACCTGCTGGTCTCCCGCACGACGGTTATAGCCGCGGAAAGCTTCTGTAGCAAGAAACGAGTATCGACTAGGATGCGGGTATGACCCTTCTTCTTGGCCCTAGCAGGCTTAATAGCGGGCCACGTGCCGGCACCGTAGGAGAACAAGATGAATCGCTTCACGACGAACGCCCGGTACAGGTCGGCGCATTCCTTGCGCGCTTCCTGCACCGGGCCGGTGCTCGTCTGAAGATCACGCCGAAGCCTCTGAAGGCGACGTAGATCAAGTCGTTGTCTAGCTCTCAGCACTGTAGCCCCAGACTAGGAGTAGAGGCCAGAGAACTCCAGGCCAGCGTTCAGGTTCGTGGCAGTAAGCTTGATGAGACAGGCTGGACGAGTGCACATGTAGAGCACATTGCTCTGCGTGTGCAGCTGAATTCCTTTGTCCCACGGCAACCGTTCCTGCTTCGCGTAGAGCATCTGACCGCGAGTGTTAACTGTCTCGACGAAGTCGCCGGGCGCGACGATCTCGAGAAACAGGTCCTTGCAGCCGGTCGGGAAAGCGAGAGCCTGGTTCGTCGGGATAAACCGGTTCGTGCCGACGAACCCGCGGTAGTTCTCCCACACCACGTCGGCGAAGTCGAAGCCACCCTCCCCGGACCCGCCAGGGATCTGGGTCGTGCGCAGGAACGAGTTCTGCTGATAGTACTCGTAAGCCTTGCGGACAGTGCCGTGGTGGATGAAGTTGTCCCACCACTGGTTGCCGGCGAACACCCGGATGCCGGTGAACGGCGTGTTACCGAGGGCGACCTGCATCTGGCGAATCAGTCCCTGGGCGAGCATCTTCATGTCGACCGTGGGATTCGGCAAGGCGTAGGTGCCGGCGTCCGCGAAGTCCACGTTGACCGAGGTCTGCGTGATGCCGAAGTCGGTGAAGAAGTTATCTACCACGCTGGTGCCATCAGCGTCCAGGATAATCCCGGTCAGGGCCCCGATGCGATGGTATTCCCACGTCACCTCGTGATTCGACTTCATCTGCTCGAGACGATCGTTCACGATCTGGGAGAAGACCTCGGTCTGATCCTCAGTACCGAAGGCGCGTTTCCCCTCCAGGTCCTCAGCGAGGATCTCAACCCACTGAGGCATGTGCGGAACGTCGAATGCTCGCGCCTTGCGTCTCGGTTGGTGGATCGTGTTCTGCAGAGAGGAACCACGGGTCGTCGTGGGGACCAGCTGCAGGAGCCCGAGCCGCTCCTCGATAAACGCGGTGCGAGTGTTGATCGGGCGCTGCTGGAATAAACCCAGCTCCCCGATTCGGCCCGGCATATACGGCAGCTTGTCGATCGCCAGGGTAAGTGTCTGCAGATCGAACGGCGAGCCGTCGAATACGTCTAACAGGGCCATTCTTTGTCTCCGAGAGTACTCATTACAGGAAGAAGGTTAATCATTAACACAAGACAAAAGATACGAGTTACGTGCTCTGGACCGCGGCGGCTGGGTTCTCCACGAAGGAGTCGATCGGCGGACTCAGGGCCAGGAAGGCCGTGACGAGCGTCGCGAGCGTGTATGGGTTACCGGCGAGGTCGTTCACCGGAACCATCGCCTGGTTGAACATGGCCGGTCCGCGAAACAGGATCATGTACTTGTAGGCCGTGATCCCGTTGTTGGCCAGAGCCTCGGGAATCGAGTACGAGTCATCCCCAAGAAAGAACGCGGTCGCGTTGGCTTCATCCCCAGCGTTGACCACGGTCCACTGAGAACCGACCTTCTTGAGTGGAAACCCTGCCTGGATCGCCCCGGCGAGGATCGCCCCACCGGACGCGTTCTTGATCGTGCCGGTCGTGCGGGTGTACAGACTCTGCACCCCAACGTCCCGCACAAACTCATAAGGACGCACGCGGTCAGTAACGGGTCCTTGAACGACTTGTTGAGGCATGTCTGTATCCTGTGACGCGAGAGATCAAAGAAAGGTTAGGGTGTACGGTTACTATGCTCGATGGTGACGAGCCACGTGCTTCCTCTGACGCTCCTCGGCGTCCTTGAGAATAGCAGGCTGGCCATTTCCACCGTGATTCGGAGACTGTTGGGCCAGGGTTCGCTCCCCGACGTTCGCGATCGGGGCGTTCAAGGACAAGGCCGCTACGACGGCGTCGAAGTCATCGCCCTTCTCGCCTGGGTACTCGCACTCGTGAGAGAGCGAGAAGCTTACGGCCTTCGGTGTGCAGTACAGCTTATCGAGTGCCTTGGCGACGGCCGGCGTGATTCGCGGCTTTGTCCCAGAGGACAGCTCCTTGAGCTCAAGTCGGCGAGAGCGAACGAGCTGGTTGGTCAGTGAGACTGGGATATCGAAGCTCATGCTCGGCGCTGGCTCGTAGTTGCGGTCATGCCGACGTCGCTGGGCGCCACCGTCTCCACCACCACCATCTTCAAAGACCTCGGGTGGAACTCCGGCGCCCATTCCCTCGGCCTCACTCATCTCGGGGCTATCATCCTCGTCATACTCACCACCGCCTTCATCACCACCCATGTCATCGATGGGCTCTTCTCCACCACCCAGATCTTCGCCGTATGGATCGTCCTCCTCGGACATCCCTTCTTCCGGCATCCCTTCTCCGCCACCTTCTCCGTGGTTCCAAGCCTCCTGAATGGCTTGGGAGATCGCCTCGTCGTCGCACCCTTCCGGGCAATCCACGCCGAGCTGTTGAGCGAGTTGTTGAAGGGCGGGAGTCGCCATAGATTCTTCCTGTGGGTCAGTGTCACAAGCGATGAAAGATAACTCGAAGGTCTCGCGGCCGTGCGAGGCTGCTATATCACTGAATTTACTCAGTGCCGGCACCACGGGATAGTCCGTTATGGCCACATGCCGGATGGGTCTATTGTACTGCTTGTTAACACCACTCGTGAACTGATGTGGCATGAACAGCGATACGTCGCTCTCCTTGAACTGCTCCTTGTACTCCGGCTTTCGCCAGCGAATATAGCAGAACAGGGCAGGCTGGCCTAGTCGGTCTGGATGATCAGATGGCTCGACGGCCATGTGGATCACGGTGCCCCGTCGAGCCTCCGGGTCGGTCGTGTGACCGATGGGCACCGGTACGGGCACACCATCTTGCTTCATGTGACTAAAGGTGCGCACCCAGTGCTCGAGCAATGACTCGTCAACAGGGAGCTCGAACTGAGTCTCACCAGAATCATCCACCTTGACGAAGGTTCCTGGGTAGGCGAGCTCCTTCTTCGAGATCAGATGCGGCTCACCGAGCCCAAGCCTCGTGGCTGATGCTGTATCGACCGACATCGCCACGCGATGCGGAGACTTAAGAAACAGGTCACGGGTATGTATGCGAATCGTGGGCATGTCAGAGTCAATATACCCCTAGGATAAGCTTGCCGGGGTTAAACCTGAACCCCGGATCTACGTCAGGTCGACCGCTGAATGCTCGTATGCTGGCCAGCTTTTGACCGAACTTGATAGGTAGACAACGACACCTACAGTTCCATCCGTTAGGTGGAAAGAACAGCTTCCAGAACCTGTGCCACTTAGGATACCTTACGCCGTGCATCGCTCTATGGCTTGGCCGAGCGTCATCCTTGGCCACCAAGATATAGCCCCAGACGTCTGGATGCGAGTACGTGCTGATCCAGGTGGCCGCTGAGTCGGCGATCGAGGCCTGTGTTCTGGCTACCGTCTTGACGACGCTCTTGTCGGCTCCATAGACTCCGATGGCCCCGAGTGAACGTCTCATGTACTCAAGTCGCTTGGACGGTGGAAGTTGAGAAGCTCGACGAATGGCCTTGAGCAGATCTGCTCGCACGCGAGACATGTTCTCATCAGTGATACTACGAGCTATGGAGCGGAACATCACAGTGGCCGCACGACGCTGTCGCTTGGGAAGCGTCTGAAAGGCCTTCATGCCGTGATCAGCAGCCAGGGCATAAAGACCGTCCTCGATCTCTGAGCAATCAAGGGCAAGTGATTGGCCGTTCACACTCTCCATCGCCCAGCCGAGATACCGGCTCGAGGCGATCGTCTCTAGTTGCTCGACGTTCATCCACTAATGCCCCATACCGAAGCATCAAACGGATTCGACCAGCTATAGTAGCTCGGTACTCCAGCCAGCTCTGAGCAGATGTTCGTGTTAAGCATCTGAGGCGGTGTTAGCCGCGGCCCGAGCTGGGACAGATACGGCTGAGCAGTGACCACCACGACTGGGTGAGTAGTGACGCCGACGTCTCCGTCGACGAGTCGACGCTGCCCAGCCCGTATCTGCTTGATGAACTTATCGACTCGCTTCATCTCAGAGCTGAAGCGGTCCCTGCCCTCCTCATCGGACGTGTCACGGGTCCCGCGAGCTCTGTAGAGAATAGCTGCAGCTAGCATCGTGCAGTTACGTCGCAGGCCAGAAGACCTGAGCGCGAGATCTGGCGTAATGAGCCCAGCAGGAGAGCCTCGCAGCTGCTGCTGAAAGTCATCAGTGGCCTCAGACACCGCGGCCCACACGTTGGACTGTATCTGAGTCGCGTCTCGAGTGTTGTCAGCGTCTGCCCACTGTGTGATGGCGGTAGCCGAGTACCGACGATTGAGCTCCCAGTGAGACGTCCAGTAGATCGGGTAGTCATTAGCGCTTACCCATACCTGGTACCCCTCGGTGATCTGGTTGCCGAGCGACGTGGTCACCATGAACTTAAACGTGTAGATCGTGCCTATGGTGCCGTCAGGCAGCATGGCCGTGAGAGCTGTAAGATCTGCCGGGAGCTGGCCGCCCGAGACAGTGCACGAGACTCCAAGGTTCTGCGCTATCTGTGTGGCCGGCGGAGGTGGGATCAACGGTCCAGAAGTATTGATCGCCAGGGCTGAGAATACCAGCGGATCGCTGATCGTGGTCAGTATCACCGTCGGTGACGCATCGCAGCTGCTCAAGATCTCACCGGGCGATAGGCGCTTGGTGAAGTCGAAGTAAAGCGTCTGCAGGACGTCAGGCTGCTTCTTTATGGCGCGCATCACTAGAGTCCCGGCTTGATGACGTACGGGTCTGTCGTGAACCCGGGCGTGTGATAGGACCTAGGATAGAGCACGAAGCTCTCGTTGAGACTATCGAGCACAAACGGGGCGCCCTGTACAGGAATCACAGGACTCGGTGGTGGCAGGAGCGCCGCGAAGACGTCTCGACGACGACTGCGCCTAGGGAACGGCTCCCTAAGCCTGGACCTAGGGTAGGTCCAGCACGCGGTCCAGTAGTCGAGGCAAGAGTACGTCTGCACAAGAGCTCCAGGGCTTAGCCGATCTCGCGGAACTTGAGCTGCACGATCGCGTCGTAGGCCGTCGGAGCCACGACGAGGAACAGTACCATGGCCGCCGACGGAGCGAGCGTCGGGCGCTCCTCAGGCACCGGGGCGAACTGATAGCCGGCCAGCGAGGCGAATCCCTGATGATCGACGTTCACGCCCTTCGTGGTCACATCGGTCGTCAAGCCGACGAGCACGTTCGTGGTGGCCACGAGCGCAGAGGCCTGATCACCGGACTCCTCGGGATTCGGTGTGGCGCCGGTACCGACCGGAGAACCCACGACAGTAACGCGGGCGAGGGCAGCCTCGAGCTGCTGGTTGGTCACGTTCGAGCCAGCGTTGCCGATGTGAGCGGAGATGATCTCGAGCACCTTGGTCGAGACATTGATCAGGAGGATGGCCCCCTTGGCTGAGGCCCAGGCAGAGAGCTTAGCCTCCACAGTGTATACGCCGCGCATAGTTCATCTTACCTTTCTTGGGGAGGACACGAGTATGGTCTGAATCGGAGAACCTAGCGAGGCGAACAACGCGTTCGCGGCATTACGCCGAGGAACCTGTACCCTGTTAATATACCTTGGAGGACTACGGACAATGATCAGCTGCGTGACTGTGACCGTCGTGAAAATAGCTACAGGAACTACCCGACGAGTGACCTGCCTGACCTGAACCTGTCGCGGCGGCACACGCATCACCAGAACGCCGACGTGAGCCCGCATCGAGACACGCCGCGGCACATAGTAGTACCTAGTGCTCTGGATACGCCGCGGCGGCATGATAAGCGGAACACTCGTGACTGTGTTCGATCCGGGAATGATGACTGAGTTAGTTCTCCTGGTGACCTGCCTGACCTGAACCTGTCGC